AAACAAAGCAAAAGATTCTTTATTCCAACACTCTTTGAGTGCATCTGTTTGGTGTTTAAAGGGCTTAGTCTTAAATTTATATTTTGCTACCACCCCATCTTCATATTTCACTTGACTTTAAAAATCAATGATTTATTACACTATCAGGAGGAATAAATGGTAGAATCTCTTGTAACCTCACTTAATAGTGTAGATAAAGAAAAAACAAAAGAAGTAGTAACGCTTGTAAAAGAGCTGTTAGATACCAAAAAAGCTATAGATAATAAGGAAGATGAGCTTAAATCATTAAAAAAGAAGGCTGAATCTATATCTTCAGAGCAAATTCCTAATCTTATGACGGAAATGCAAATAGAAGGTTTAAAAACTCCTCATGGATCTATAGAAGTTGTACAAAAGTACAGAGCTTACATCTCCAAAGCGAATCAGCCAAAAGCATATGGCTGGTTAAGAAAAGAAGGTCATGGAGATATTATCAAAACAGAATTGTCGGCTAGTTTTGGAATGGGGGAAGACGACAAGGCGCAATCATTGTTAGCTGATTTGCGATCTAAAGGTGTAAATCCAAATTTAAAAGAAGGCATTCATCATGCTACATTATCCAAATGGGTAGAAGAAATGACATCCAAGGGTATCGATATTCCTGATGAATTATTTGGAGTTTACATAGCTAACGAAACTAAAATAAAATAAGGAGAAACATGTCACAAGTACAAGCAAAGCAGTCCAAAGCTGTAGCGCCTAAACCAAAGACCGCTCTTCCAGTAGCAGCAAATCTGCTAGAAGAGATGGGTGGCGCTGGACTTGAGAATATAACAGCTGAAAACATGGCGATGCCTTTTATCAAATTGATATCGGATGCATCACCAGAAAGGAAAAAAGCACATGAAAAATTTGTAGAAGGTGCAGATACAGGTATGATCATTAATACAGTTACAAAAAAACTGTATGATGGTGATAAAGGTATTTTATGTGTGCCTTGTTATTACAAATTTGAATATGTGGAGTGGGAGAGTAGAGGAACAGATCAAAAATCTCCTGTTAACTACTATCCTGCTAATTCAGATATTTTATCAAAAACCAAAAGATCTCCTGACAATAGAGATATGTTGGATAATGGTAACTATATCGAAGCTACGAATTATCATTTTATACTTTTAGTTAATGATGATGGTACTCCAGCAGAAACTGGTTTAATTACAATGTCTAGAACACAAACAAAGAAATCTAGAAAATGGAATTCTATGATGAAGGCATTGCCAAAAGTGAAAAATAAATCTGGTATTTATGTATCACAACCATCATTTTTTAATGTGTATAATCTGACTACAGCCAATGAATCTAATTCAAAAGGTTCATGGACTAGCTGGATAATCAATCATGCGGGGGCGGTTGAAAACGAACTAACTCTTAAAACAGCATCTGAGTTCTACAAAACTTGTAGACAAGGTGTGGAGGTAAAGCATGAGGCAGAAGAAACAGTACCGTTCGAAATTTAATGTTAGACAAGTTTATCGAAATCTTTCAAGGTTTGGATATCGCCTATGGCGAATATTTTTTGGAGGGTTCTCGAGATAACAAAACGGGAAAAGAAAAGGGGCGCGCTATCACAAAGCGTGCCCCTGTCACAAAAGAATTATTTCAAAAACATTTAAATGGGGAAATCAACTTAGGAGTCATACCAATTAGACAGGACAATACCTGTTATTGGGGTTGCATTGATGTAGATAAGTATGACCTCGATCATAAAACTTTAATTAAAAAAATAAGGGACAGAGACTATCCTTTGGTGCCTTATCGCTCCAAATCAGGCGGTATACACCTATTCTTGCACGTTTTGACCCCAACCCCTGCAGAATTGATGATCGAGAAATTAAGCCTATTAGCGACCGATCTAGGGCTATCTAGCTGTGAGATCTTTCCAAAACAACGTCAAATCATGGTTTATAAGAATGATTTAGGAAATTGGCTAAATATTCCATATCAACAGGCTGCAAGGTCAACTAGATATGCAATGTATGATTCAGGGATGGGTGTACCAATAACTCAATGGTATGATTGGATACAGAATTTTAGACTTACACCAGAGAGGTTTAATGAATTAAAGGTGTATGACAACGATATTGCAGAAAAAGGGTTTGATCAGTACCCCCCGTGCTTACAAGCTCTTATTCGCAATGGGTGTGAAGGCGGTTATCGTAACAACGCGTTGACTGCCTTTGCTACTCTAGCAAAGAAAAAGAATCCTGATGGATGGCAAAAGGAAGTATGGGATCGTAACGATTCATTTAATGAGCCCTTACCAAGTCATGAGGTACAAGGATTAATTAAACAATACGAAAAAAAAGATTATCAGTATAAATGTAGTGATCTCCCTATGAAAAATCATTGCAATGCTGAGTTATGCAAAACATTAGACTTTGGTATTGACAGCGCTGCATACGTTCCAAAAGTTGACAGCTTTCAGAGACTTAAAACAAGTCCACCTATTTATTTTTTAACAATTGAAAAGAAGACTGTAGAGTTAACTGGTAAAGCATGTAACCAACAACAATTGTTTGCAGAAGCTTTGTTTGATCAAGCAGATATAGTTTGGCAAAAACTAAAGGATAAAGACTTCAGAATATTTTTAATGCAACTCAAATCTATGCAACAAGATGTAGAGGGTTATGACGAAGATACAGAAGCACAAGAAGAGTTTAAAGATATGATGATACAATTTACACAAGAAACACAACAAGCAGACAATGCATCACAAATTGAAGCTGACATGTGGTATCTGTTTGATGATAAAGTTGTATTTAAATATAAAACATTCGAAAGATTTATACGTAAGTCAAACAAAACAATCAAAAAATTTGAATTAATTAATTTTTTAAAAAAGAATGGTGCTGTTAAAAAAGAATATTATGATAAAATAAAAATTAAAAACGTATGGTATTGTAATAAATTTATTGAACCTGTGATTGAAAGATCTAATAATCTATTTAAACGAAAGGTAGCTGAGTTTGATGAGAAAACTAAAAGTTCTTGATTTATTTAGTGGGATAGGTGGTTTTAGTTTAGGGTTAGAACGCACAGGTTTTTTTGAAACCGTAGCATTTTGTGAGCAAGATAAATACTGCCAAGAGGTGCTGCAAAAACATTGGAAAGGTGTTAAAATATACGATGATATTAAAAAATTGGAAGGAAAAGAAATACAAGATAGGCACGGAAGAATTGACATCTGCACAGGTGGAGTTCCGTGCCAACCGTTCAGTGTTGCAGGCAAACAAAATGGGACTAACGACGATAGATACCTCTGGCCAGATATGTTTCGAATCATTGAGCAACTCGAACCGACATTCGTTATTATCGAAAATGTCAAAGGCCTTATTAACATCCAAGACGGCATGGTCTTCGAAACTGTGTGCTCTGACTTGGAAAGTGAAGGCTTCGAAGTCCAAGCGTTTGTTATTCCAGCTGCAGGCGTCGGCGCTCCCCATAAAAGAGAAAGAGTCTGGATTGTGGGCCACTCCGAATACAATGGATCACTTACCGCCGAGATCGAAAGAAGGAACTTTGAAATTGATGCATGGACACAGGAAAGGGAGAACCAGACCAGCGAATTTAAGAGAGCAAGTAGACCCGGCAACTATGAGATTATGGAGAACTCCAGACGCTCATTGCGACAGAGGTCCAGCCTCAAAAAAAAGAATGAAAATGAAATTAGAAAAGAAGATGCCGATATGTTTAAACGATCAAGTAGCTCATCCGAATTTAATGTGGCCAACACCACAAGCAAGAGATTGGAAGGGCAGCTCAGGTCGAAGTTACAAGGGACTAGAGAAGGATCTACCAACAGCAGTGAGAAACAAACCTGGTGGAGCGTTGAACCCGACGTGGGTCGAGTGGCTCATGGGGTACCCGGCAGGGCACACAGACTTAGAGCGTTGGGAAACAGCATCGTCCCAAAAATTGCAGAAGAAATAGGGAGGGCAATTGTTACAGCAAAAAACAATTAAGATATATGGTCCACCTGGTACAGGTAAGACTACAACATTGCTTAACAAACTTGATAGATTGTTTGCAAGAGGTATCAAACCATATCAGATAGCGTATTTATCTTTCACTAACAAAGCTGTAAACGAAGCCAAGCAAAGAGCAGCTAATAAGTTTACGGATATCAGCGACGAAGATCTTAGAAATTTTAGAACTATACATAGTTTTTGCAGACAGAACTTTAAAACAAAACCTGTAATAGATCCTGAAGTAGACATGGTTGAGTTTGCACAAGTATTAGGATTACCCAAACTACAATTTGAAAAATACAATGGTCAACGAGTATGGAACGATTGGTCACTTAGAATTTATGACAAAGCACGAAACATGCTAATGCATCCTGATGATGTGTACAAAGAAGAAAAAATAAAAAGAGTTGTATATGCTAAATTTAGATTGATCATAGAGGCTTATGAAGAGTTTAAGGTTGATCACCGTGTGGATTTTACAGACATGATTGAAGAGTATTTAGAAAAGGGCAAACCGCCAAAACTTAAAACGCTGATTGTCGACGAAGCCCAGGATTTAACTCCTTTACAATGGAAGCTAATATACAAACTTGCAAAACATTCGGACAAAGTATTTCTTGCAGGAGATGATGATCAAGCTATCTATGAATGGAATGGGGCTAACGTTGATTATTTTAACGAATTTCCAGGGCGAGATTATATACTAAAAAAGTCTTATCGTATACCAGCTGCGATACATGATTACTCACAATATATTGCGAGTTACATACAGGGTAGAAAGCATAAAGAATTTGTTCCACAACAATACAAAGGCATGATTACAACATACAACAACATCAAAGACATACCGTTCACGGCCGACGGAACATGGATGATGTTGGGTAGAACAAACGATATCGTAGACGAACTTAGATTTAAAGCTAGGGAAATGGGTTTATTTTTTCAGGATTCAAAAGGTAGAAAGTCTTTCGATCTTAACAAATGGAATGCAATACAAGCCTGGTCAGCGTTAATGCGTGGTGACAAAATTATGAAAGATAAAGTGTCAATAATTTACACATACATAAACGAAATAGGTTTTGGATTTAGATCTATTGAGTCTAAGCGTTGGTACAACATAGCTGATAATAGTGAAATGGATTATGATTATCTTACAGTTTGGGGAGGACTTGGTGCACAGAAAGAGCATTGGACAAACGTATTTAATCGTAATTTTTCAGAAAAAGAAAAATTTTATTTTGAAAAACTTATTGAATCTGGCATAGATATTGTTAAAAATTCAGAGATGGTAGTTGATACAATACATTCAATTAAGGGTGGCGAAGCTGATCATGTAGTTTTGTATGAAAAAAGCAACTGGGTTGCATCTATACAAAATAAAATTGGATTAGAAAGAAGCTCGGAGTATAGGGTGTGGTATGTAGGTAGCACAAGAGCTAGAAAACAGATACACATATTGAGAAGTCCAAGTGAATATTACTTTCCACTTGCACGAATGTTAAGTGAAACAAAAAGGATGAAACATGCAAGAGCCACTAATTAGAATATTGTCGTTGGGCGCAGGAGTCCAGTCTAGTACAATGGCTCTCATGGCAGAGGAAGGTGAGTTTGGTGTAAAGCCTGATGCTGCAATCTTCGCAGATACGGGATGGGAACCTACACCTGTAATAGAACATCTTGAATGGTTAAAGACACAAGTATCTTATCCTGTTTATACTGTAGGTAAAGGCACTTCTATAAGAGATGATATTATGAAAGCTATGTCGGAAACTGGTAATAGATTCGCATCAGCACCTTTTTTCACAAAAAATCCTGACTCAAATAAAAAAGGAATGTTAAGACGACAATGTACAAGAGAATATAAAATAACTCCAATTGCTAGAAAAAGTAGACAGCTCGTAGGTTTAAAGAAACATGCTAAATTTCCAAAAGGCAAACACATAGAAACTTGGATTGGGATCTCAACAGACGAAATCATGAGAATGAAACCATCAAGAGATTGGTGGCAAAAAAATAGATGGCCTTTAATAGAAAAAAAAATGTCCAGGCAAGATTGTCTAGATTGGTACAAGGGCAAGGACTACAGGACACCAGCCAAGTCAGCTTGCATAGGATGTCCATTTCACGATGATAAGTTTTGGCATGAGATGAAAACACAAAGACCAGAAGAATTTAAAGATGCATGTGAGGTAGATGAACAAATAAGAAAAGGTAATAATAAGGTAAAAGACAACCTATTTATTCATAGATCATGTGTGCCTTTGAAAGACGTAAAGTTTAAAGTTGAAGATGATCAACTTGATTTATTTAACATAGAATGTGAAGGGATGTGTGGCGTATGACAGATAAAGAACTAATGGACAGTGCTTTTCCACAACACACTCAGGTGGGTGGAAATCATTATACCAAGTTTCATATACAACCATATGAGTTTATGAGACTAAATAATTTAAATACTTTTCAATCGAACGTGATAAAGTATGCTATGAGATATTTAAAAAAAGGTGGTGAACAAGATATTGATAAGATTATTCATTACTGTAAACTAGAAAAAAAAATACTACAGGATTTAAAAAAGAAAAAATGAAGTGGAAAGAAAAATTAGCTGCTTGGAGTTTATATTGGAGATTTGAGATTGTATTAGTTTTAAGTAGTTTTTTGACTGGTTTGCTATTAGGACTGTTAATATGAATATATATTATGGAACAGGAATGTTTTTATTTGGTGTTGGTTGCACTTTAATAGGTGCAATTATCGCATTTTTCATTATAAATTATGTAATAAAAGAGAAAAAAGAACCTACAAGATTTGATGATTTAGAATGAGTTTTAAAAAAATTATTTTAGAAGCGTTAGAAAAAAAGTATGAGGCTCAAATATCTGAGGCTGATGCAACAGTAAAAATTTATTTAGAAAATTCAGTTGGTATAGGAGAGCACCCACAACACGTTGAGGAGGTTGACAAACAAATTGATAAGATTGCACAAGCAGAAGAGAAACTTAAAATCCTCAAGGAATTTCAGTGAGTCATCAAATAAATTTTACTTTTAAAGAGTCAGATTGGAAGACTCCGTCACATTTTCCTAATTTAAAGGACGCTAAAGAAATAGCTATCGATTTAGAAACGAAGGATCCAAACATAAAAACCAAAGGCCCTGGATGGCCGACCATGGATGGTAACATAGTCGGAGTAGCTGTGGCGACAGATGGTTTTGTAGGTTACTTTCCAATCGCTCATGAGAACGGCTCAAACATGGATTACAAAATAGTAATGGATTGGGTACAGGAAGTTGTGTCGGGTCCAGGCGATAAAATATTTCATAATGCATCTTATGATGTAGGCTGGTTAAGGGCTCATGGTATAAAAGTGTCAGGAAGAATAATTGATACCATGGTGGCGTCAGCATTAGTAGATGAAAATAGATTTTCATACAGTTTAAATGCTTTAGGTTATGATTGGTTAGGAGAAACTAAATCTGAACAAGAGTTAAAAGAGGCAGCTAGCGAATGGGGTATAGATGCAAAACAAGAATTGTATAAATTACCCGCTAAATTTGTAGGTTTTTACGCTGAACAAGATGCGGTATTAACTTTGAAACTTTGGCAATATCTTAAAACAGAAATATTTAGGCAAGAGATACAGTCAGTGTTTGATTTAGAGACAGAATTGTTTCCTGTTCTTTTAAATATGAGAGCTACAGGGGTTAGAGTAAATCTTTCTGAAGCAGAAAAACTAAAAGATCAGTTTGTTAAGAAGGAAATAAAAATATTAGATAAGATAACAAAAGAATCTGGATTGCCAGTTGATATCTTTGCAGCTCGGTCAATAGCAAAAGCTTTTGATAAGTTAGG